TGCTGGTTCGACTAATCCTATTGTAGGCGCAATTGTTGGTATCGGTGAGCAAGAAGGAACTGTTGTTAACATCAACACTCCTAATACTATTATTGCTCCCGCCACTAAGACTCGTGCTTATTACGTAATGGTTGCTGATGATCCAAACATCATTTTCCAGGTACAAGAATCTGGCACTACTCCGCTGACCGCTGCTGCAACTGGTCTTAACATTAACTTGGCAAGTGGCACTAATAACGGTTATGTTAGCGGCTGGACTATTGATGCTGATACGGAATCTACTGGTGCAACTTTGCAGATGAAGTTGTTTGGATTGGTACGCAAGCAAAATAATGCTTTTGGTGCTTACTGCCAATGGCTTGTTTTGATTAACTTGCACCGTTACAAAATCGGCCAAGTCGGCGTCTAAGGAGAATCTATTATGGCAGCAGGCGTAATTAACACCGGTAGTCACCCTAAGCTGTTGTGGCCTGGAGTGTATACCACGTGGGGTCAGATTTATGATCGCCACGAAAAAGAGTACACTGATCTTTACGAAATCAAAATGTCCGACAAAGCTTACGAACAGGGTGTGCAGGTTACTCCGTTCGGCCTCGCGCCCGTTAAAGCGCAAGGTGCTCCGGTAACGTATGATTCGGAGATTCAAGGTACTGTAACGACTTACTCGCACATTGCTTATGCGCTGGGTTACATCGTTACTTTTGAAGAACTGCGCGACAATCAGTACAAAGAAGTCGCTACCCGCCGCGCCGAGGGCAATGCCTTCTCGATGCAGCAAACGGTAGAAAACGTAGGAGCGTTTATCTATAACAACGCTTTTTCGACGACTTACTTTACAACGCCTGATGGCAAAGCGCTATGCGCTACCGACCACGCTAATACCTTGGGCGGTACTTTTAGCAACGCGTTGAGCCCTGCAGCTGACTTGAGCGAAGCAAGCTTGGAAGATCTGACTATCCAGATTATGGGTACTCAGAATGATTCAGGTTTGCTGATTAACATCATGCCTGAGTCGCTGCATATTTCGCGTCAAGAGTGGTATAACGCTAACCGTATTCTTCAGTCGGTGTTGCAGTCTAATACTGCAAACAACAACATCAACGTACTGAAGGCTACCAACGCGTTTCCCAAAGGTATCAAGATGAATCACTATTTCACCAGTGCTCATCCTTGGTTCATCCGTACTAACTGCCCGAACGGCATGACTATGTTCTGGCGCGATGAGCCGACCTTTGATCAGGACAACGACTTTGATACCAAGAATGCGAAGGCAGCTTCGTATATGCGATTCAGCGTTGGTTGTACCGATCCTCGCGGAATCTTTGGTTCTAACGGCCCGTAAGAGTCTTTACGTTTCTCGTGCGTGTTATGATGTAATAATACGCGCGGGAATTAATAAGGATTTTTGTAGTAACGCGGCAGGCGTTCCCTGTCAGGTAATCTCCCTCTGTACGAGGGGCGTAAAAGGAGCATCAAAATGCCTATTGGCGGAAGCATCACTAATTTTCCTGACGGTTTTGCAAATGGCCTGAATGTTCGCGGTATGCCGCTGCTTCAAATGCAGCCAGGCAACGTGTTTTGGGTTGATAATAGCACAGTGCTGAATGTTGGCGCTAACGGTGGTTCTGACGGTAATCGCGGAACCTATCTGTCGCCGTTTGCAACTTTGCAGTATGGCCTAGATAGCTGCACTGCGGATCGTGGCGATATTATATTTGTCGGGAATGGTCACGCAGAAACAATTTCTTCTACAACCGTATTAGCACTAAACAAAGCGGGTGTTGCAATCATTGGTTTGGGAGCTGGTTCAGCTCGCCCAACCTTTACTTTCACCACGGCAGCTACGGCGAACATTCCAGTTACGGCAGCTAACATCAGCATTCAGAACTGCTTGTTTGTTGCTAACTTTGCAGATGTTGCTTCGGTGTTCACCGCAACCAGCACGAATACTCCAACCGACTTTGCAATTGATAATTGTGAATTCAGAGATACAAGTGCTATCTTAAACTTTATCAGTATTGTTACGGGTAATGCAACTGCAAGTAGCATGAACGGACTATCCTTTACTCGTAATGTTATTTCAAGCCTAGGTACAACTGCAGCAACAACTTCAATTAAGCTGTCTTCAGCTACTAACCGTGTTACAATTTGTGACAACTTTGGTAACTACGCAGCGCTGAATGATACAGCAGCAATGCTGGCCGGTGGTTCTAATAACATTCTAAACTTGAACTTTGGCCGTAACCGCTTGAATCGTCCGAACACTAGCTCTACTGGCGGTTCATTTATCAGCAGCACTTCTACTGCCTGCACCGGCCATTGCTACGATAACTATCTGTGGCAACTGGATGCAACCGCAGGCATCTGGTGTCCGACTGGTACGAAGCTGGCGTTCAGCCAAAACTTTAGCCCAATCACCGGCGCAGCAGATAAATCCGGTCTTATCAATCCGGCCGCTGTTTAATGACGGAGGGGGGCTTCGGCCCCCCTGCTTAGGAGACGATAATGGCTGATGTAGTTAGCACGCAAGTTATACAAAAAGGGCCGCGATACTACATCGCGCGTTTTACAAACATTTCTGATGGTACAGGCGAAAGCCTTGTTACAAAAGTAGATATTTCTACGCTTGATTTAGGCGACGGAACAGCACCGACTAAGACAAGCATTAAAGAAATCCAGTATTCTATCCAGGGTTTCACGTCTGTTCGTTTGTACTGGGATCACAGCACTGATGATATTATCGACGTTTTAGCAGTTGGTAATGGTTATAGAGAGTACGGCTCACTTGGTTTTCTTAACGATCCAGGCAGTGCTGGTGGCACAGGCGATATTCTGCTGACAACTGCCGGCGCAAGCGCTACCGCTACGTATGACATTACTTTAGTTATTACGCTATCATGATAGAGTTGACTGAAGCAGAAGAGCGTAAAATAAACTTTGCTCGTAGAAGTTCTGTTACGTCAGCTAGCGGTGATCCTCACCCTGGCAACGATCTTTTATTAGAAGATGGTTTTTATATTCTACTGGAAGATGGCGTTAGTACTATTCTTCTGGAGTAGTTATGGCTGACACAAAAATATCCGCGCTGACAGATGGCAATCCAGCGCAAGCAACTGACGCAATTCCGATAGCTCGGAGTTCGTCTAACTTCAAGATTACTCCTGCAAGCATTTTAAGTTACAATGCTACAGGTAGTGGTCTTAATGTACTTGCAACTAGCCCAACAATAACTACGCCTGTCATCGCGCAAATTAACGATGCAAGTGCAAAGGCTACGCTTAAGTTTTCTTCTATAGCTTCAGCGGTCAATGAAATAACTATTGAAAATGCAGCAACAGGAGGCCAGCCACACATTACTGCAACTGGCACAGATAGCATCATTGGTTTGCACTTAGCAGCTAAAGGCGCAACTGGTTATGTTAATGTGCAGGATCCAATTGATAGCACTAAACGTATGCGCTTTGGTACGAGTGGAGCAACTTCAACTTCTGTACTAACGCTTGAAGGTGTACAGACAGCCGCGCGCACTCTTACGTTTCCTGATGCAACAGATACTTTGGTTGGCAAAGCTACTACAGATACGCTGACAAATAAAACGCTGACCAGTCCTACAATGACAGCACCAGTGCTGGGAACACCAGCTTCTGGAGTATTAACAAACTGTACAGGCTATCCTGCAACAAGTTTAACTGGAACACTTGGCGTTGCTAATGGCGGGACAGGTAGAGTTACGGGTACAACTGCTTATGCTTTGATTGCAACTGGAACTACGGCAACAGGCGCAGAGCAAACTTTAGCTAATGCAGCTACTACCGAAATTTTAGTTGGCGGTGGAGCCGCCGCGCTTCCGGTTTGGACAACTGCTACAGGTTCCGGTGCTCCAGTTCGTGCGACCAGTCCTACCTTAACGACTCCTGCTTTAGGAACTCCAACCGCAGGCGTACTGACAAGTTGCACAGGTTTGCCTTTAACAACAGGTGTTACAGGAACACTAGGTCCAGCTAATGGTGGTACAGGCGTAGCCAACAATGCAGCTAGTACGCTTACAATCAGCGGATCTTATGCAACTACGTTAACAGTTTCTGCTGTAACCAATGCAACACTTCCGGCAGGAACAAACAACATTGGCTACCTGGAAGTACCGCAGAATAGTCAAAGTGCTGCATATACAGCGGTTATTGGAGACTCTGGTAAACACATTTATCACCCAAGTGCAGACACGACCGCGCGTACTTTTACCATTCCGGCAAACTCGTCTGTTGCCTTTCCAATCGGAACAGCGCTTAGCTTTGTTAACGACACCTCAGCCGGAATAGTAACCATTGCAATTACAACAGATACTTTAGTTTTAGCTGGTACTGGCTCAACAGGCAGCAGAACCTTAGCTGCGTCTGGCGTTGCAACTGCACTTAAAATAACTTCAACTCGTTGGATTATCAGCGGAACAGGATTAACATGACCGCCCCAGCTAATAACACACCAGCATCTATTATCTCTGATGCTTACTTTGATGCAGGAATTGTGCAGGAAGGCGATTCTCCAAGCAGCGAGCAAATTGTTACTGGAATGCGTAAGCTGACTGATATTGTAAATATGTGGCAAACGCAAGGTTTAAAACTTTGGCTTAACGTTGATACGGAAGTGCCATTGGTTGCTGGCCAGGGAACGTATACTTTTTCTCCTACCGGCGATGTAGTGATGGCAAAACCGCTTCGTGTAATTCAAGCTTACTACAAAGACCAAGACAATATTCGCCGCCCGCTTGTCGTACTTTCCTGGGACGATTACATTCGCCTGTCTCAGGTTAACCAGCAAGGTGCAATTAATTCTTATTTTGTTAACAAGAAACAGCTTGAGCTTAGCGTATTCTTTTGGTTGATTCCTGATACAACTGCTGCTACAGGTACAGCCCACTTGTTGCTGCAAACGCAGGTAGATAACTTTACTAATGTAACTGATACAATGAACTTCCCAATTGAGTGGCGTATTGCACTTCGGTGGGGATTAGCAGATGAACTTTGCACTGGGCAACCGCAAGCCATTATGGATCGTTGTCAGCAACGTGCGTTGACCTATCGTACAGCTCTGGAAGATTGGGATGTGGAAGATGCTCCCACGCGATTCACCCCTGACCAGCGTTCACAGTATGTTACAGGCGTATTTAGATAATGCCACAATCTCCAACTGTAGCCTTACCTAAGCGCTTGCCGCTGGTTACGCTCCCTGAAAACAGGGGAACAGATCCTGCGCAAGATGCAAAGCTTGTCAATTGCTATGTTGAAAAAATGGAGAATGGCGAGTACTGGATTTACAAAAGAGCTGGGCTTTTAGAGGCTTCGCAGCCTGCCGGTACGGCGGCTGCCGGCCTCGGTCTGTTTAACTGGCTCGGTGATATTTATTCTGTGTTCGGCGGCACACTCTATAAAAATGGCATTGCTATTACCGGATCTGTCGATTCTACTGCAAGCTATCGGTTTTCATCCTCGCTCGGTTCTACTCCAAAGCTTCAACTTGGAAACGGCGT